CCGACATCAATACAGCTTCACTGGCACTTTGGTCTTCTGGAACAATATTAGGATTCCATTTAATGGATCCCGAAATACGTCTGTACCCACCTGTAGTAGCAGGTTCAAAATTTTCTAGTTCTAGTGCCATCCCCGGCTGCATAGCAAAGGTTGATTGGTCAAGAACTAGTCCACCCTGACACGCAAACACATAGGGATTAAGGCCAGATTCATCAGACATTATTTAAAATCCTGCGTTAATGCCATATCCTTGTGAACGGGGGATATAGGTAGACCGTACATAATCTGCTCTATTAATTAAAAGAGTTTGCATTTGTTTAATGCCATCTTCAAAACGAGCAAAGTTAATACCATACTGTTGTGCTTCACCTCTGTATTGATAAGAGTAAGCAGTAGCACCATCAACTATAACTTGCCTAAATTGTTCTGGAATAAGGGGAACATCTGTAGCTGCAGCTAGTGCAGTAGGTTTGATAAAATATTCGTACTTTAACTCATACGCTTTATCTGGGTATGGAAATAATCCATAATTATTATCTGGTGTTCTGAATACGTAGATAGGCACACCTCCCACATCAGATGTGCTTTCTTGGTCGATGTACTTATCCACGTACTCTTTATATTCCATGACACGTAGACTTACACCTGCGGTGCCAAGATTATCATTTTTACTTATGCGGAATGTTTCATAGTCCACATTATAAACAGTGGCACCAATTGAATAACGTGTGGTGCCAGCTACAAGAGTTTCGGTTTGAAGTGCGTGGCTAAATGACCACCCGAACTCTCGTTGAAAAATATAGTTGATAGCATCGTTCACAGCATTCTTACACTGCGTCTGAAATCCACGAGATGTCGTAAAATTAGAACTCGTCAATGCAACTTCATTGAAACGAGCCAATACTTCATTCGTGATGTCAAGGTAGGTATATGCCATCTGAAATCCTTAAAGAGTTAGGAGGGCGACTTCTGCCGCCCCCCATGTTACTTAGGCTTGGTCACGGGAAACTTCAGCAGCTTCCATTTCGCCAAGTGCGCTTACATCCATCATCACGGCGAAGACACGAATTTCACCGGCAGTGAACGATGCACCTGAACCAGCAAGGGTCAGGTCCAGAGTGTCCGCAGTACCGATAACAAGGTCAGCAGAGACAGTTACGCTAGGTGCATAAGCACCATCAGCAGCACCGTCAATGTCAAACGCTGTTACGTATTCGTTGTCGTCTGCGCCAGTGCCAAGGATGGCAGTAGCATCAGTACCCGTGTTCTGAGTTGCGCTTTTCGTTACCTGAAAACCAGCAGCAAGAATCTTGGTGTTCGCAGGAACAGTAATACACTGTACTACGTCACCGTTAGGATTGATGCTGTTAGCAGTAAGGTCAACGACCTGCTCAACCATGTACGGATTGCGTCCACGCTGGGAGTTACCCATAGCGGGAGCAAGAGTAGCAGTAATTGTAGCCATTTTCTAATCTCCCTTTAACGGACGTTGTAGATGGCGTTAACAAGTGCTTCGGGACGAAGAATCTTGCGGCCATACAAATGCATTCCACGAACAATGTCAGCAAAGCTGTCAGGGTCACGGTAAGTTTCGGTCTTGTTAATCTGCTCTGCAGTAGCAACAGCAGAAGAATGACCAGCAACAATCACACCGTAGTTGGTTGAGTTGGTGTCTGCTTCAGTAGCAGGACCAGAACCAACTGATGGAAGGTTGTTAGAGACGTGGATGGTGAAACCATGAATGGTTCCTGCCATCTGACCATTTTGCAGACCAGAACCACCGAAGTCAGAGTTGAACAGACGTGAGTCTTCATCCTTCAGAAGTTCAGCAAAAACTGGGTCAACTACGAGCCAGCGGCCTTGCGAGTCTACATTCTGCTGGTCCAGTTTACGACCCATACGGGCAATAACTGACAGCGGGTTGGCGTTACCAGCAGCAGTAGGTGCTGCAGTATTACCAGTACGAACGGTCAGAGCAATCGAGTTGCCACCAGAACCGGCGTTAAAGTCGCTGCCGTCCAGCTTCATGCTTGCAAGCAGTTCGTCCGAACCGGCGGTAGAAACAGCTACGGAGCCGTTTGTTACGTCGTTTGCGGTGTCTGCATTTGCATGCAGAGCAGACTGCTTAAAGCCTGACAAGTAGCCAAGAACGTCTTGGTCAAACTGGTCAGCAAGGCGGTAAGCTGCACGGTCACTTGCCAGAGACTGGAAGTTAACGTGGCTGTGTGCCTCTTCAATGTCATCAACCTTAAACGCAAAGTAGTTAGCTTTGTCGATTGTCAGGCTGAAGTCTTCGTCGTCAAGGTCTTGCGGCGTGATGGTTGTACCACGGGCGTAAGCCTTAACTGTGATTTCGGGTTCTTTGATGACCTTAACGGAATCACCCATTTGAGCAATCTCACCGAAGTAATCGGAGTTTGTGATTGCTTCACAAACAGCGGCCTTGCGGAAAGCAAGTTGCACCTGTTTGCTGTAAATGACGGGCGAAAAATTACCGTTAGGAAGGTTACCATACCCGGCAGCGGTAGTGAATGCCATGATGTTTCTCCTAAATTAGCATTTTACAGATGCAAACTCACCAGACTAATCAGAGGCTGATTCACTATGGGTGCGTATCTTAAACTAGGTGGCCGCCCAGTTTGTCAACGGGCCATGCTCGTCAGGTAATCCATAAGACTGAAGTGTTTGCGGATTAGATGTAAGCAAGTAGCGAACCTGCTTACACCTTTGATGACTATAGTTATACTAAAAAATAACTACTTGTCAACACTTTTTTTATCTGGCTGAACCAGAAATATCATAGATAAACTTTCCAGAACGGATAGCTTCCATAATTTCGTCGGACTTAGCCTCGTACTCTTGTGGTGACATTTTCTGTACTTCCGACTCTCTCAAGTAAGAGGAGGCTTCGTTTTCTTGCGGCTTACTGCGACTATTCTTTGTAGAGACAGACTTGGCTGCGTCTTTGTCTGACTTGGGTTTTTTCTTGCCAATACCCATATCAGCTTTGTAGAGGTCAATCGCCCTAGCAGCAGAACGTGCGTCGTTGTCGTTTTCATAAAGTGCATCCTGCACCCACTTAGGCTGTTCTTCAGCCCACTCGTGAAAACTGTCGCTATCCCTAATCTCATCAAAGTCAGGGTGCATCTGCATCAATGCCGCTTCTGCTTTCTCTTTAGTTGCAGATACTTGCAGTTCGTCAATTGCTTTCATGCGTTCTTCAAGTGCGCTAGACTGCTCACGTGCCTTTTTCATTGCAATTGTTTCAACGATGGCTGCTACATCAGGATATTCTTTTGCCCATGTTTCAATGTCTTCATCAGACTTAGGCAACTTCATTTCTTTTTTGGTAGCGGCAGAAAGTTGTGCTTTTAGTTCTGCAAGTTCTGTCTTAAATTCTTCTGCCTGTTTCTGTTGATGTCGGCGCAAGTCAGAGTAACGCTTCTTAAATGTTCTCTCTTCTGCGCCTGTAGGCTCTTCTTCAGACTCTTCTGTTTCTGCAGCTTCACCTTTTTGTTCTTTAAGCAACTGCTCAAGTTCTTCTTCTTCTATTGCACGTTTTTCTTCGTTAGTGTATTTACGATTTGCAAACGCTACTTTCTTAGGTGACTGCATTTCTTCAGCCATGATTTCGGCTTCTGCCATTTTACTTCTCCGTTGTTGGGGCCACCGTAGCCATACACCTGTCGAGGGAGATGGGGGATGAGTAGCCAACATATATGTGGATTATTTTTTAGAAGCTAATCCACCTCGCTTCATCTTGTTCTTAGCTTTAGGTTTTGGTTTAGATGCTAGACCGCCTTTATTAAACCCATACTCAAAGGCTGCCGCCTCTAAATCTGCGCCACCTGCAACAGCATCTGCTATAGATTCTGCAGCAGACTTATCTTCACCCGGTGCCGTCTGTGTGCTAATACCATATTGTGTAGCAAAACCAGAGTAATCATCATCTTGTTGCGCTTGCAGGGCAGCTTGCTGCAATGCCCCTGATTTTCTGTCGTCTTCTTGTTTTTGTATTATGGCATTAACTCTTGCTTGTTCTGCCTCTTCTGCTGCCTTTTTATCCTCTATTATTTTACTTGCTTGTGCATTGGCAATCTCCCGAACTAGAGTTGCCCTAGATTTAAATACAGTCCCTTTCGGGGTGTTTACGCTAGTTGAGATGCCTAAAGATTTTAAAAGGCCGGATAAACCCTTGTCAACTTCAGATGTTTTTTTAGCATTTCCCTCATCGTCAACAAATACCTTACGCAAATTTCCGACAACAGTTCGTGCAACAGTAGCAATTTGAACTTGTTTACTTCGTGACATTTCGTGCAGTCGTGTTGTGTCATCATACTGACCTGTTTTACTACCCATTCTACTTGGATCAGAAAATGTCACAGGATTGTTAGGGTCCGCATTACCTCTAAATGCATCCAATACACCGCCCAATGCTCCGCTGGTTAATGAGCTGTCCTTTGCTTTTGGGTCTTTACTGAGGTCTCTAGCAATACCACCGTAAATATTAAAAGTTTCACCTAGTGTGCCAAAACCTGCACCAAACTCACTAATTACATCCCTTAATTCTTTTTCCAATTTACTTTTGCTGTACCCAATACCAGTCACATCAGTTGTAGCAAAGGTTTCATCATTAGTGCTATCCCCATCGTCATCCGGGCTAGTTTGTGTTGTCTGCGGTGTAGTGGGAGTAGTTACTACTTCTTCTGTTTCTGTTTCTTCTGGATCATAAAATGTGTAGCCTTCGGGTATGGGGCTGATAGGACTGCCGTCTTTAAACGGAACCATTACCACGTTGCCTGCTTCGTTACGATACTCACGCAATTCGTCGTATGCACCAAACTCACCGCCTACAAACTCGTTAAACTGCGGTATTTCATACTCTTTCATAATAGGTACAGGAGCCTGTGCAACTGGCGTTTGTGGCTGCGTAAACTGCTGTTGCCCGTACTGCGTAAACGGTGCTTGGTAGTATCCTGTAGTGGGTTGAGCAGATGGTGTGTAACCTGCAATACCAAACTGTTGATTAGCTACTTGCTGATTTGGTGGGGCAATACCCGGAGGAATTGACGGAAACCCTTGACCCGGAACAAAACCACCGACATTATACTTTAACTCATCTTCCATGTCAAGGTCATTAATATCAAAAGGTAAATCATCTGGCATAGTAGCTTCTTCGCTATTACCCATCTGACCCATAGCTTCCATTTCTTTTAGACCCATCTTAGCTTGCTGTCGCATTTGCATAAGATTGTTAAGTCCAATAAACCGCACTACATCTGCTGGAAACACAAACTCACCCTCACTCAACTGAGCAGGAATGTCATCACGTACTTCTTCTTGCATAGAACCAAAT